AGAACTACTATTGTTGGCGTTCCACGTGAGCGTTTTACACAATATGTAACTCTCCTTATTTATGGCGATGATAATCTCATTGCCATACATCCTGATTTCCTCCCACTTTTTAACGGTGAGGTTATTAGGCGCACCCTAGCTAGTGTAGATGTTACAATAACTGATGGTAGTGATAAAACTGCCATTGGAATTTTTGAAAAACCATTGGGGCAATTAGATTTTCTCAAACGACGTTTTAAGCGTCAGCCCAATGGTACCACACATGCTCCCCTGGATTTGGCATCCATTTTTACTTGCCTCCAGAATGTTACTATGGGAGCGGGTTCAATACCTCTTGCGGTTCAGCAAAATGTTCATGTCGCTTTGACTGAATTGTATTTGCATGGGCGACAAGATTGGTATGACCACCTTAGAAACCATTACATTTCTAAGCATGGTTGGAACACTCTTCCCTCGTGGCGTGAATCTTTTGCTTTCCACCAGGGACATCTCACAGGTGTTACTCCATGGGCACCACATCGGATGTTTGATGTCCCTGTTGATGGTGAGCGATTGAAACTCGCTATGAGCAACCAAGGTGAGAAATTATTCTCCACACACCTTGGAGCCAATATATATGTATGTGGAGTTGGTTGGAAAGTTACCGATCCGGACAACCAATTTGTTGTTTCCATGTTGCCTCTACGAGGTGGGGAAACACAGAGTGGTGTTTGTAGGTTGGTGGAATATCCAGCCAATGGGGTTGGGCGATTGCCCACACAGGAATGGGTCACTAAATTTAGAAGACCCCAACATGCCACCACTGCTTTAATTAAGGCGGCCCATGCGCAAGGGAAAGCCATTTTCTTTCGTGCAGAGCCTCCATATATTTCGAATTGGTTGGCAGCGATAAGTTTTGCTCAAGGAATGGGGCAAGACTACCAATCTATGGTGTCGCTTTATATGAATGTTTGTACTGCAGGTGCTGAACCGATATACGCATATTTCGATAAGCGTGATCGACGGCCCCTGCAACAGGCATACATTCCCCCTGGTCTGCGGGCTAGGTGTTAAGAGACTCTTGTCTCCGGCTGGTCGCTAGTCGTTAGTTAGTGACTTCAAAAAGGTGGTTATCAATTAGCGTGAAATACCTACGGGTTGAAGATATGAAGTAGAGCGTTGCGCACTCTACCACCTCCACAGAAGTGGCCCCAAGAGTCGACACT